CCCGACGACATCCCAGTCGGTATTTAGAAGGATATGCTCAAGGATATGACTCCCAGCAAATCCAGCTACCCCAGTGAGTAAGACTCTCATGCGTCGGTAAATTCTTTCAGGTTCTCAGGGTTCTCGATATACCTGAGCGTGGCGTGCACCTGACTAATAACTTCCTCCCTGGACTTGTGCCGAACGGACATTCCGTTGCTGAAATCCATCCGATGGGTCTGATCGGCCGTCTCGGAGATCTCGTCGGCGGGAAGGGGACAGACATCCTGGCCGAGGATCTTGACGTTCATCAGTTTCGGATAATTGGGATTCTGGACGACCTCAATCCTGGGGTCGATCGCTTTCAGTTCCTTGAGGAATTCCTCCGTTTTTATTCTCATGAAATTCGATTGATTCGATTGCGTTAATAATTAAAACCGCAACAGCCCCGACGAGCTCATTGCGTTTTCTTGAGACCTTTGTCTTATTCCCATAATGTTTCCCCTCCCACTCAAAGGAAAAACCTACACTCTCCTTATCGACGAGGATGGTGATGTCCTTCCCTCTGTAAGGAATCCGCATCATTGACTGCATGGCGTATATTATACAACACAACAGAAAACCCCCACAAGCACGAGGCCGTGGGGGAATCTGTGGATACCAGGTTTAGAGGTTTCCGTCGGTTGCCGACGTGAGAACCTTCACAAGCCAGGTGTCGTTCAAGATGACAGCCGCAAACGGCATCTTCCAACCAACGGTTGAAAAGATGTCGATCGGGTTGCCAGTGTCGGACGGTCCAGGATTCTTGACGTAGACCTTCGGAGCGGAGAACGATTCGATGTTTACCACACCGTATGCGTTCTTGCCGAAGATATACGACGTAAAGACTGCCGCGACAGTGCTTGCCGCCGTCGAGAAGCCAGCCGAGAGGTCGTATGTCCCCTGGTTGGTCTCCACGAACTCAACGCCGTGCAACTTTCCAACGACTCCACGCTTGATAGCGTCAGTGTCGGTGTAGCGGTGAGCGTCGAGCCACTCGGAGTTGCCCATGAGGTCCATCGCCGTGTACGGCTGGATGATACCTCGATACATCGCGTTCTCGAACTTCGGAGCCTTGTTGTTCTTCAAGGTGCGAACAGCACGTCGGATTTCAAGACCAGTGAGGACATCCGAAGTGTGGATGGCCGAGGTCGAGGAGACGGCGGCCTGCGTCGAAGGAAGCTGGCGGACACCAGAAGCAGAGAGCGTGTTGCGGATAAGGATGTCGATCGTCTCGCCAGCGTTCTGGCCGATAACTTCGACATGCTCCTTGAGATCCTCGTCGATCGAGGTCATCTTAAAGAGCGAGCCGACCTTGACCCAGTTTCCGAACTCACAAAGAGTGACGGAAGTAAGAGCCGTGGTCATGTTCACATCCGACGGGTTCGTCGCCTCGGTGAGAGGAGTCGTCGCCGCATTGAGAGGAGAGAAGCGGTTGAAGCTAATCGTCTTCCCCATGTTCTGGCGATGATTCTTCACCTGAGCACCGAAGTCGTGTCGGAGTTCAGCCTTTGCCCTCTCAAGGAACACCTTGTCGTAGTAGGTGCTCATCAAGTTGGTCAGGCCAGTGGTGGTTGAAGCCATACTGATATTTAGGGATTAATCCCTCCGACAGTGTTTAATCTTTCGGAAGGAGTTTCTCCAAGTCCTGAGATGACATATTCCGTAACTGCTCTGGGGTATACTTTCTTTCTATCGCGGAACCGCCAGATGTCGTGCGTACCTTAGAGGATTCCTCCTCGGCTTTGCGTTGATCTCGTGCGGCCTTGATAGCGATTGCGGCGAGAGAATTACTATCCTCTAACGTCTTGCGTCCACCATTTCTCATGATGAACTCTACCTCAGATTTTGAATAGCCATCCAACCGTAGGTCCACGACTTCATCGTTGAGCGTGGGGGCTGGAGATTGAATAACTGTTGGCTGTTCTGGCTCCTCTTTTGATACACGTTTCTTGTATCGATCGGCCATCGCTTTATATTTGAGAGCCTCTGCCTTCCAATCAGGCTCTTGAGATTCCGAAGACGTATCCTCGAATATCTCATCCGTCGTGTCCATTTGTTCAGGTTGAACTTCCTGTGTTTCATCTTGTTCCATAGATGATGAATGGTTAACTGGGTTAAACGCCCCCAGGATGGCGGTGACAGGGGTTTAAAGACCTTTTCCTGAGAGGTCTATGCAAACGGATTCTTCTTCACTGGACGCTCACGGTTCTGAATCAGTCCCGTGGCGTTCAAGAACTTCGTTAACTTTTCAAAGGCCAACTTTCTCCCGATAATCTCCGCACGCACCGTTTCCCCGTCCTTTGTTGTGTCCACCGTGTCCATGTTGAGAAGCTCGTCGCAGTAGTCCTCCAGTATCTTCTGCACCTTGCCCCAACTTGGATCAGAAAAGAATTTATTCTGTAGCTCCTCCATGCTATGTCTTCGTTTGCGGGTTCATAATCTGGTCAATGATCTGCTGTTGCATCGGCACGTTGCCCGTCTGTGGCTCAGGAACCGTCCCACGCACAGCCTGAGACCCCTGCGGAGGGACAGGCATCCCAGACTGAGCTTGGGGCAGTTGCTGACGCTGTTGCTCGGCCAGTTCGATCTCCGCGGTCGATACGCCAAGAGATTCGGCGAACTTGTCGAACAGCACCTTCATTCTCGGATCATCCAGGAACATATTCGTTCCGTCGGGCTGTTGTGCCTGGGTAAGAGCCAAGAAGACGGCCTGTGTGTTCTGCACGATCTTGAGAGGATCGGCCTGTTCGTCTGTGATAAGGAAGTCGAACTCGAACTCCACATCGTCGTAGAAGGCATCTTTGATTTTGATGAACCGAGACTCTCCCATCCTGCGGTAGTCCTGGAGTCTTTTCGCTTTCAATTCTTCCAGGTTCTCTCGTGTGAATATCTTTCCTGAGAGGATTTGGTCCTTTGCGAAATCATTCGCTTCGATCTCTGCGGCGGCAAGGTCAAGTTGAAGCAGTTCCTGAGCGGACCCCGTGTATCGCATGATGTGTTCGGCCGTCAGGTCTTTCAAGAGTTGAGGCATCACGAGGTCGTTGAAAAACTCCTGCCAGAACAGTGAGAGGTTTTCCTTCTTGAAAGCGTACACCGAGGTTCCCTGAGCCACGGCGATCTGCGTCGTCCCAAGCGGGGTGGAGGAATCTCCCGCCTCGCCACGGATGGCTTCATATGCAAAGGACAGACGATCCACCTGGCTGTGATAACTGGATTCCTCATCGTTAAACGCCGCAAGGTTGCGTTCCGCGTTGTCGATCGGAGTGATACCGTTCTTGGAAAAGACCACATCACCGTTCTCCAGGTCCGTGAGGGTGTTCTTGACCAACGTGTTGTCGGAGGTCTGGAACAGATGCATAGCCCCGATCTCCATTGAAATCCGTTTCTGGTTCTTGAGTTCGTTCACTCGGACCTGGACGTCGAACAACATTTCAGGAATCCCGACACCGAGCCAGCGTCCTTTGGTCTTGATGTAGTGGAAGTCCTTGAACGGCCAGTCCTTCTTCCACGCTGAACTAAACAGAATCACCCCACGCTCTCCGACTGGTCGTCCGTCGGCGTCGAGTTCCTGCACATCCGCACCAGCAACGATAAAGAGAGCCTTCACATTCTCATCCGAGTTGGAACCATCGAGCCAGGACTTCGGTACCTCACCGAATCGCTTATACACCTTGATCTGGCCAGTAGAGCGAATGGTCGCCACGTTCCCGTACTCATCGAGGTAGGATTGATTCGCGTCACCGCTTGAGTAGAGGTCGATGGCTTCCTCGACATGATCCCATCCCGTCTCACGCAATTCCGACGGGGTCATGAAGTGCACCGTGGTCACGAAGCGTGATTCCTGGATACAGTCAACGGTCGGGTCGAGAATGAGTCGTCGAAGGTCAACCAACTCGGCACCATCCTTTGTTTTCTCCACAACAACAGACCCGTAGCTCGGAGCGTCCTGGGCGATGTTGTTCAGCATCTTGCCGATCTTGTTTTTCTTGAGCCACCACTTGAGTTCCTTCTCCAGAAGATGGGTAGAGAACTTGTGCTTCGGGTTCATCGGCCAGAGTCGAATATTCTTGGTGTTGAGGTTGAGCATCCTCATCGCCACCTCTCTAGGCGGGAGTACCACATTAAAGAACAAGAGCTCACGGTTGAGGTACGTCCCGCCGTTCTCGAACTTTGAATCGAGATAGAGGTGGGACCGTTTAAGTGTCTTGGCCTGGTTGAATGTATAACCTTCTACGGGTTGAATGTAATCGTCAAAAAAGGATTTCTCCTCGGTGCGGATCTGGGAAAAGATAGTTTCTTGCATGAAACCAGTATGACACATCGGCATACACTACTGCCGATATGTCCATACTAACATCTCAAATACGGCTTTGTTAGGCCATATTCCTACTTGTCTTGTCCCCACTGAATCGCATATTCTTGGTTATCTCCCAGATGACGTGCTTCTCCAGGTCTCCGAAGTATTCTGACCTGACCGCACGCACCCCAGAACGAATGAGCGGCTGAGTCTTGGAGTAGATCTCCGTTCGGAGTATCCACTTCCTGATGGCGTTCTTATTCGGTCGTTTTCCTACCTTCAAAATGAAATATTCCTTCAATTCCTTCGGGGTGTATCCCATCAACTTGTGGCGTTTCCATATCTCATCCCAGGTGTCTGGGGTCGTCCCATACTCCTCCGCAAATCGATCGGCGGGATTCCTCGTAAAGAGCTGGGAGTTCTGAATGAGAACGATCATCGAAAGCGTGTTGGCTTAGTTGCCCGATTCTGCTCAATAGCGAATTGCCGATAATAGTCTGGCCTCACTGGTTCGGTCACACCCCACACAGCAAGAGCCAGGGACATCACCCGATCGTCATGCAATCCCTCTGGCACGCCGATCTTCACCTTTCCCCTGTCGCTCAGCTCATAACGAAATGATTCTAATTCTCCGATGAGTCCAGGGTCGTTTGGTATCCGTATTTTATCCTGCTCAAGAAGTATCGCCAAGTTTCGTAGAAGATTCTCTCGTGACTTCTCTGTGAACCTGAATCCCTCAGAGTCATCTCCGTAGATCTCCACCCCGCGATTCTTTAAGTCCTCGACGATAGGATCACCCACGCCAGTCGAATCAGGGACCACCACACCCCCGTAGCGTAACCACGTTGCCTCGATGCGGGACTTCTGGAGATTCCAGTCCACCTGGTTGAATCGATCCTGGGGATAGGCCACCATCGTGTTGAGATTAAACGGCGTGATGACCGTCCAGTCCTGATACTTTGCCAAGTCCACACCGATCTGAAAGTCCCCCTCCTCCACCATCACGGTAGGTTCATATGTATTATTCGTGATTCTCCTGAAGAACTGTCCTGCACCTTCGAGGAATGAGCACATATATTCCTGCTCGAATAACGCCTGGGGGGTGTTGCGTTTGATCTCGTCGAGTTCCTGGTCGGTGAATATGTGTGTGTTACTGACGTCGAGCACAGAGCTGTACCACTCGGATGGATTGTCCTGAGCGAGTTGGAGGAGCTTCCAGGAATGATTCTTCCCTTTCGGAGTGAAGATGAATGTGGCCGTCCCTTTGTTTTCTCTGAGAACAGGTTGAAAGATTGCCGTCCATATCTGCTCGTCCTGTTCTGAGTATTCGTCGAACACAACGTCGATCGGGGAGGTGCCACGGTGCGAGTCGGGATTCTCCGCACCAATGAAACGCTGGATAGAACCGTTGCGGTAGTAGATTGCAAGTTCAGAGTCGTTCTTTCTCTCCACCACCTCAAGAGGGATGTGCTCTTTAACCAAAGCATCCCACATGACTTGTTTGGCGGCCTTGTACGTCGGGAGGACGTAGTAGTAGATCCCTTTTGTTACTAGGGCACGAGAGACCTGCTGGTTTAATGCGGTCTTTGATTTCCCAGCACGGCGGTGCCACACGGCGATCTTGAATCTTGCCCGTGAAGCAAGAAAGTCCACCTGGTACGGTCTAGGATTGAACTGATGCGGTATCGTTATTGTGGGCATCGAATGAGATGACATTGATCTGCAATTCCTTCCCATCGGGGCCAGTGTGCTCCACTCGGTCCGAGTACCCCTGTTCCTTTCCGAGTGTCTTGGCGATGAACTTTGCCGTGTCTTGTGCAAGTTTCTCATCATCGCTCCCAAGTGACTGCTCCAACCTTTCCTCGGCCTTCACGAGCATCCGCTTCCTCCGTCCAATAGCCTCCGATAGCCAGTCGGGCATGAGACTCGTGATGTTCTCGGCGTATTCCTGTTCGTATCCAGCCTTCAATGCACTCTGAAGGGCGTTGCCGAACGTCGAGGACTTCGGGTCATTGTACCACCGAAGGAACTCGATCTGTCTCAGGGTGAG